ATGCACCACCTTCTGCACTATATGGTCCAAACATTCTTTCTCCAAGTCTTTGTGCTCCTCTTTCTATAAAACTATCTCCATCAGCAAATCTTCCTGTTTGAAATTGCTTTTCAAAATCTCCACGTACATTTTGATATGCTTTAATTCCTTCATATGCTGTTCTTGCTCCCATTAATCCAGCTGTTACATCGGTTAATGTCCCTCCATCATCTGGGTCTTGTCTATATATTTGACTCATTTGACCACGTATTTGTGACATAATTAATGCTGCTCTACTTGCCATTATTCCTCCTTATGGTTGTACTGCAGGCCATACAAATCCTGCAAAAACATCCCTTGTTGCAGTTCCGCCTGTTGTTATTTCTCTAAAAGTAAATTTTGTCTTTGATTCATAATAAGTGTCTGTAGCAGCTTTATAACTTATTGAACCTCTAAATTGTAAATATAAAATACCATTTGTTGGTGTTAATGTAGTTTGTCCTGCAAATTCACTAACTGTTATCCAAGTACCGCCACTTGTAATTTTATCAGTAGCACTGCTAGCAATACGTATTTTACAATCTTCGTAATTATTAGATATTGGAAATTTTTGAACAGTTATACTACCAACTCCATTTGTAATTGTCATTGTAATTACATCAGAATAATATGTTCCGCTTGTACTTTTTGTTTCCACAACATTGCTATCGTCTACAGATATTGTTGGTGCTTGAGCTCCAGTAGTAGTTAAAGAAGCATCGCTATATTCAAAATCTGCACTTGTACCTTGACCGTTAGCAACTACCTTAACATCGTATCGTGTTAATTGTGCTAATCCTGTTAATTGACAATCTGTAGCTACTGCTGTATTAGAAGTATTTCCACTCGCACTAGGTGTAAACGTAGTACCAGCATCATAATTAGAAGTTCCATTTACTTTCTTATACACTGTAAAACTAGATGTTGTAACAGTATCTGCGGTAATACGTATTGTTAAAGATGTATTTTGTGCAGCTCCTTGCAATGCTACACTAGTTATATTTGCAGGTTTAGCATCTCTTAAATAATCTATATTTCCACTACTATCTGTTTTAAATATATAAAATGTTGGTGCTAATCCTTTTAAACCTAGTCTGGAATAACTGTTAGATTGAGTATATAAACTACTATATCCAGTATCTGTGTATAATTTTTTACCAGTAGATAGACTAGTTAATAAAAAATTACCATATAAAAATGTAGATGTTTGAGATAACACATCATATGCTACATTTCCTCCTGTAGTATCTAAACTTGAAGGGGTGTTAGCAGCAGTAGCACAAGCTACTAAATTTCCATTACTCCATAATCCAGTTACAATATATCCACTACTAATATTGTAAGTACCACTATTTTCTGTATATTGTATACGTTGCGTATAAAAAGGAACAGGTCCATAATTTGTAGATTCTGCAGTACCTTCAACAATACTATCTGGTTGCATTTCATCACTTCCATAAAAAGCACTTATTTCATATTGATATTCATATTGAAATACAGTACCAGAATTTTCAACACTATCGTCAGGAAAAGTTTCAACATTTGAAGTAGAATATATGGTATTCTCATTTCCAGTAATAGATATAAAATTACCACTACTATTAAGTATGTGAGTATATTCAGAAGGCATAACACCTAATGTACTTCTTTTTCTTTTAATCTGTATGTTAACAACACCACTTGCAACAAAGCTAGTATCCGTAGAAGTGTAGTCCCAATTTAATGTAATTCTTGGACCTCCAGATTCTTGAGTATATGTTGCTTCTAAATTTATAACATGATTGTAAGTTGTAGTACCAGTTCCTGAGCCAGATGTTGTAGTAGATGCTGCAGCTGTAGTAGTTCCAGTTACTCCAATTTCTTGTTTTTCCCATCTTTTTTTATTTTTAATTACTTGATATAATTTATTACCAAGTTTTACAAATTTAGAATCACCGTCGTTGCCTTCGTTATTTTTAGGCATCATTTTAGCTACAAAAGAATGAGGTACATAAGATTGTAATGTAGATACTTTTTGTAAAAATCTTTTGTTTTTATCTGTCATCTAAGCACCTTTTCTCTGTAAATAAATTGAATATCATCTATAGAAAAATTAGAATTAATTGTTTTTTGTGTGCCACTATTTCCACCTGTAACTAATTGTAATGTATATGCATATACTTTTTCCAATGCACTGCTTTTCAAATTAGAACTTGATATAGTAAATTTTTGTACTTTTCTATCTGTGCTAGTATCTAATGAACCTATAGTTACAGCATTACCATCATTGCTACCATTAGTACTTGGTATTACTTGCACTGATATGTTTTCTCCAGCAGTAGCAGTTATTTGCACAGCATTCAAATTTTTAGGAACATCAGGACTACCAAAATCAAACTCTTTTGTTTTCATTAATACTTGTCCACCGCCATTATAAATTTTAGTACTACTATTAGTTTGCCATTTTTTTAGTTGACTTGCTTCTAAACAAAATAAATCTCCATTATTGTCATTTATAAAATTAGAAGTATCATTAGAAGGAAACACTTCATATCCACTAGAAGTATATCCTGAACGTAATTCTGTAGTAAATGAACCAGATTTTAAATCAAATACGTATATTTTACCATTATCATAATCACTTACTTCTGTTTTATCAAATATAATTAATTGTTTTTTAAATGGTACAAACCCAATTTTCATAGTATCATCATAATCATTTTTCCAATTAATTAAATTTTGTCCAGTATCTTTGTCTTGAACTAAGTCAACTAGACTATTACCGTCATATAAAAATATTCCATGTTTATTAAACCAAGCTACAAACCCTTCAGCTTTAACTAAATGAGATTGTTTTAAACATCCACGATAATCGTAGGTTCCTTCTAAAAACTCTATATCTCTAGAAACATTTATAATATATAATGTGTTTTGCTTAAATTGCAGCAATCTACCACCTAGGTTCTCTAATACGGTAATATCTTCACCGTCATTAATTTCAACATCTATAAAATCATCTTCTTCAAAAAAATCAAAACTATTTACATTAGATTTTAATACTCTGTCATTTTTAGTAACTAAAGTACCTTCTTTGTTATAGTATCTTACATTACCTATATATGCTTTTCTATTTAATATAGTAGATGTTTTCCATCCAGTTCCATCTCTACCCACCACAGTATGGGTATTGCTTAATAAAGGTTCTTCTGTACTAAGTTTTGTAAGTATTTGACCTTGTAAATATGTAGGAGTAGAAGCAGATGGAGGATATACGTAATAATATTTACTAGTTGCTCCAGTTATTTCTTCAAAAGAACTATATCCACTAACTCCACTTAATCTAACACCTTTTTCATAATTAACTTCTGCTAATAAATACCTGCTGTCTACTTCACCAAACACTTCATTATTTACCTCTTTATAACTGTCAATCAAACCCCAATATACTTTAAATCCAGTTACCCTATCTTTACCTGGCTCTCTTCCAATAAAAGAAAGATATAATATATGATTTAAATTTTCTGTCATATTAGGTTGATGTATAATTCCTAAAAATGTAGGTCCACTTTCTTGCACTCCATCATATATTAACGTACCCCATAATCCATATCTTTTATCAGCAGCACCATAAACTACAATATCACTTCTATCTGCTTGGTCAGTGCTTGGTGCTCCATCAAAATATGCAATACAACCCATAGTTCCTGTGCTAGATGCAGTATCTCCTAGCTTAGTATTAATAAGAGCAGGAGATAAAGCTACCCGCCCATTGTTTGCTGTACCTGAAGTATTTTCATAATATGTTAAACTGGAATCTGGAAACATATGCACTTCAGAGTTAGCTGCTTGTCTTGGTCCACTTCCACTAGACAATAACATTTTGTTGTCATATATACCAGTTCCATCTGTATTTGTTTGAATAGGTGCAACATTCATACTATTAACGCCCATTTTACCAGACTCAGGATTTTCATTTTGTGAACCAGATGTACCAAAATTTCTAGTATATTCAATTCTACTAACTATTTTAGGTGTATTATTAGGATACTCTCTGCAAACTCTTAAATTACCATCAGCTACAAACATATCAATATTACCAGTGCCTGATGTAGCAACTGTCACAGAATCTGTAGACGGCTCTACTATTGTATTGCTATCAGACAAATCTATAAACTTTACAACTCTATTGGCTTTGTCATGATATGCAATATATTCTTTAGAAGCTTCAGAGGCATCAACGATATTGTAATCTGTATTAAAATGTAATAATCCATTACCATCATTAACTGATGTAGGCAATGTACCCGAAGTACTTACATCATCTATTTTACCTAGGGTAACTAACTTTCCAAATATTTCGTTATCTAAACCCTCTAATTGCGTAAATTGATTAGGTTTTAAATCTCTTATAGATGCTACGCTATTTAAACCACCACTAAAATTATTTACGTTTATACTTCTTTTTGGCATTTGTTTTCTTCTTTTTCTTTTTTAAGTTGTACATTCTTCGAGTATTGTTAATACTTTCACCTTTCATTTTACTTGGTGCCATCGATTAACTCTCCCCATACAGTAGTTTTACCATCAATAATTTCAACGACTTCTACTTTAAATTCTCCATTACTAAACCAATCAATAATAGCAAAGGCGTGACCCCAGTTATGTAGTCTACCTTTTAACCATTTATTATTTTGATGGTCCATTTTCTTTAGACATCCTAATGCCCAAGCACCAATATTACCATTAAGCTTAGTCAATGTATGCCTTTGTATATCATGAGTATGTCCATACATTACATTCTCACCATATGTTTCCAGGTGTTTCTTTGCATGGTATGTCGTTGCAAAAGCACCATGGAAGAACGCAAGCTTACCTACTTGGATTGGTAAGTTGTGTTCTTTGTATTTGTATCCTCTCTCTTTGATTCTACACTTCTTTTCAAAAGTGTAATCGTTGAGATAAGGATACTTATTAGCAAAATTATCCAACCAGAGGTCGTGGTTACCTTGAAGTAAATACTTTTCTTTACATCCAACTTTTTTAAGTACTTCATCCCACTCATCTAATCCTTCATTTACTAATCTTATATCTTCTTCTACTAATGGAAGTTGAAACTCTAATGGTGGTAACTTCTTGTCTTTATATCTCCAAGCAGATACAGACTCCCATTCTCCAACATCACCTAGGTTTACAAAAACCTTTGGCTTTATTTTAAGTATTGCTTTCTTAACACACTTTACTGCAGCTCTATCTTCTAATGGATAATGCTGGTCTGGTATTACGATACCACGTTTTTTAAGTTTCAATGAAACCTCCTATTTTTTATGTAACGCTTTTTTAACTTCACCCCAAAGCTTATCATCAAGCTTATTAGATGACTTTAACACTAAATAGTCACCTAGGTGTAAGATAATAGCTGTAAGTAATTTCTCTGTTCCTAAACTAGTTAGTAACTTACCTAATATTGGTCCCATTATTTTACCTCACAATCTTTGTTGCAAGCTTCTAGGCCTTTCATATATCCTTGATGCTCTACAATCATTTGTTTAACTTCTCCCAATCTACCTTGGGCTTCTTGTATCTCTCCAACAAGAATGTTGTGCTGTTCAACTAAAGTTTGCATTTTAGTCTCAGCTTCTTGTCTTAGGTCTACTTTTTTTTCTTTTGCCATGTTACTGGTCTCCTATTATGTTATTAATTATTTTTTTTTATTTTTTTAATTTTACCGTTATGCGTTCTAGCAAATTTATGTGTTTTGGTTTCTCTTATAAGAGTTCCTTTATAGCGTTTGCCACCCCACATCCAACTTACTGTTTTAGCTTTCTTTAACATTATTTACTCATTGGTTTTGCGTATTTTTTTATACCTTTTGGCATTTTTCCACGCTTTTCTGCATCTATTACTGCAGCACTTTGTTCTGTTAATCGTTTTAATTCATCTTTACCTTGTTTAGTATCCATAAATAATTTTCTATCAATAGCTCCATCATTCATATTGTCTGTACTATTCTGTCCTGTACCTCTTTGTTTTTGTGCGTAATTGTCAGTACTATTCTTTCTTTTTGGTGGTTTACCGACTTGACTACCATATGTTCCTTTTCCCATTGGCATTGTATTATCCTCCTACCATTTAACTTTATGCGACCAATATCTAGCACTTAATTTGCTTGGTTTAGCATCTTGTGCATTGTGTCTAGCATAATATGATTTACGTCTTGCTTTATCTTTTTTACTCTTTGGATTCTTGCCAGCACCTGTTACACCTTGCTGTCCAAATCTTATCAATTTTTTTGTTTCTCCAACCTTAGCTACCACTACGTGCGATTTTGTAGGATGGTTAGGTGTTCTTTTAGGTTTATTATAACCACTTACACCAGCTCTAGTTAGTCTTGAATCTTTTTTAACAGCCATTATCCTTGTCCTCTACTACGTTTTTTATAATACTTTTTACTTATCTTATTTCCATATTTAGTATTATTCGACATTCCTTGACGAGTTTTCTTCTTACCATTCGTGTGTTTTGTTTGTGTTGGTCCGAATACTTTACGCATGATGTCAAATTTAATACCTATTTAACTTCTTTCCAAATACTTTTTATAATATGCTTAATATGGTAGCTATAACTACACCAACAGTAATAATACGTGCAATGTTTTTTTCATTAGTACGTACTCTGCCATTCTGCTCTTTTAGTAATTGTTTAATCTCTTTTATATCGTGATAAATATCAATTACTTGAGATTCTATTACAGCTACCCTTTCAGTCATTTGTTCTCTGTATTCACTTACTTTCATTATTTATCCTATGGTTCTGGTGGTCCGCCAAAGTTTATTGTTATATCACAATCATTATTTGTTACACCATTATTTGTAAAAGTTAATGTAACAGTACCAGTACCATCTTTATTTGGTTGGTGTATACATTTAAACCTGCAATATAAAGTTCCAGATGTATGTGCTATAGTTTCTGGTAAATTGAAAAAATTTGCTCCAGTTCCTGGGTCTCCACTTGTTGAAAAAGCTCCTTGAAAGGTAATTACTGGACTACCTGTAGTTGTTCTACTAATAGTTGTATTTCCACTTCCACCAGTTAAACTAATAG